TTATCCCGAGCAAGGCGACGCCCGGCCGCGAGCATCGGCTGCTGTGCGGGGACGCGACCAGCGCGGAGGACGTGGCGCGGGTGATGGGCGGGGAGCGGGCCGAGATGGTGCTGACCGACCCGCCTTACGGGATGGACCTCGATACCGACTGGTCTGGTGCTGTTGGCTCGCTGCGCTCAATTGGCCGACAGCACCAGACCAGAGGCAAGACTTACGAGCGCGTCATCGGGGATTCTGAGCCGTTTGACCCGACCGCGATATTTGAGCACTTCGGGGCCTGTCCCGAGATATTTCTGTGGGGCGCGGACTACTACGCTGAGCGTATCCCGAATCGCTGCGATGGCTCATGGCTTGTGTGGGACAAGCGCAAGGAATCACAGTCAGAAGCTATCGGATCAGAGTTTGAGTTGTGCTGGTCGAAGGCTAAGCACAAGCGGCGCATGCTGCGGCACGACTGGTTTGGCTTCCTGTCGTCGGAGAACGGGAGCGAGGCTCGGGATAGGCAGCACCCGACACAGAAGCCATCATCTCTGCTTGCCGACATCATGCAGCAGTGGAGCGATCCGTCGACCATAGTCGCAGACGCATATCTCGGCTCCGGCACCACGATGGTCGCCGCCGAGCAGACCGGCCGCCTGTGCTACGGCCTGGAGATCGAGCCGAAGTACGTCGCCGTCGCGCTCCAGCGCCTGGCCGACATGGGCCTGACCCCGCGCCTCGCCGAATGACCCAGCGCCGCACGCAGGGGCCGCGCGCTGCCCGGTTCATCGAGACGAATTGCGTGCACCCGGACGGTCCGCTCGTGGGCCAGCCGCTGCTCCTGCACCCCTGGTGGCGGAAGACCATCTACGAGCTGTTCGAAGTCGTCTACGACGAGCGCGAGGGGCGGTGGAAGCGCCGCTACTCCGAGGCCTACATTTCGGTGCCGAAGAAGAACGCCAAGACCACGGTCCTGGCGGCCATCGGGCTGTACCTGCTGCTGGCCGACGTCGATCCCGACACGCAGGTGCCGGACCTGAGCAGCTTCGTCGTCAGCGCAGCGGCCAACGAGGAGCAGGGCGCAAACCTGCTCTATGGCTCGGCCAAGACGATGTGCGAGCTGTCGCCGACGCTCCGGCAACTCACGCAGGCGATGGACAAGGAGATCCAGGTTCCGAGCCTGCCGCGGGCGCGGATGAAGAACGTCGCCAGCAAGGCGGGCACGCAGGACGGCCTGAACGCCAACGCCATCCTGTGCGACGAACTGCACGAGTGGAAGGGCCAGCGCGGGCGCGACCTCTACCAGGTCCTCAAGGGCGCCACCGGCGCGCGGCCGAACGGCATCACCATCGCCATCACCACGGCGGGCTACGACCAGGACTCGGTCTGCTTCGAGCGGTATGAGTACGGCAAGAAGGTGCAATCAGGCGAGATCGACGACCCCGGCTTCTACTTCAAGGTCGCCGAGGCGCCGGAGGACTGCGACCACCGCGACCCGCAGGTGTGGGCGCGGTCCAACCCGCTGCTCGGCGTGTCGGTCTTTCCGAGCTACATCGAGGATCGCGTCAAGCGCGACCCCGAGTCCGTCGTCCGCCGCTACAACCTGAATCAGTGGGTCGCCGCGGAGAACATCTGGATTCCGTTCGGCGTCTGGGACGACTGCAAGGACGCCGCGCTCGACCTCGACCCGGCGCTACCGCTGTTCGTGGGAATCGACATTGCGCGGAACGTCGACAGCTCGGCGTTGGTGATGGTGCAGCGGCGCGTCACTGAGGCGGGCGTCCGCTACGTCGCGCGGGCGAAGATTTGGGCCAACCCCTACCGCCCGGACGAGTCGGCCTACGCGACGTGGCGGATGAACAACACCCTGGTCATGGACGAATGCCGGGCGCTGTTCGCGCGGTTTCCGGTAGCCGCGACGGCGATCGACGACGAGATCAAGCCCGGCCCGGCCTTCGCCTTCGACCCGTGGCGGTTCCGCCCCGAGGCGGAGAAGCTGCTGGCCGAGGGGCTGGCGATGGTCGACTTCCCGCAGACCGACCAGCGGATGGTCCCGGCCAGCCAGGCGGCCTACGAGACGATCATCAACCGCGAGATCGCCCATGACGGCGACCCGACGCTCAAGCGCCACGTCCATAGCGTCGTGGCCGACCAGAAAGAGCGCGGCTGGCGGATCAGCAAGGTCAAGGGCTCGGGCAAGAAGATCGACGCCGCCGTTGCGCTGGCCATCGCGGTGTTCATGGCCCAGACCGACCCGCCGACACCGAAGCCGAACGTGTACGAAGAACGGGGCCTGCTGGTCCTGTGAAGGAGTGTCCATCTAGTGACCCAACCTCTGATCACCCGCCTCGACTGGCCGCGTGCCGCGATCAGCCTGCGCTGGGACGGCAACGAGAACCCGCAGTTCATGAAGATGCGGGTCATAGCGGCGCAAAAAGAGCCGTGGACCGTGAGCTTCATCGAGGCCATGCCGCAAGGCTCTGTTTTTCTCGACATTGGGGCCAACATCGGCAGCTATACCCTGATGGCGGCGGCGCTCGGCCACGCGGTGATTGCGATCGAGCCGGGCTACGCGAACTTTCACCACCTGGCCCGCAACCTGGCGCTGAACAACGTGATGGACCGGGTATTCCCGATCCAGTGCGCGTTGAGCGACAAGGCCGGGATGGATTGGCTGCACTACGGCGACCTGACGGCGGGCGCGGCGTCGCACGCGATGGGCCAGCCGGTGCCGGGGCTGGTGCCGATGCTCTGGCACAAGCAGATCGTGCCGACCTGGCCGCTCGACAAGCTGGTGGCCGACCTCGGGCTGCCGCAGCCGCAGTTTTTGAAGCTGGACGTCGACGGCCACGAGTCGAAGGTGGTGGCAGGGGCGGAAGAAACGCTGCGGCGGTGCGTGGCGGCCATGATCGAGACGAAGGACGACCAGGAAGGGCCCATCGTGGAGCGGCTGGCCGGGCTCGGCCTGGAGCGGACGCAGCGCTTCGCCGAGCGGAACGGCCAGCCGATCGTGGGGATTTCCTACTCGCTGTTCGTGCGGCCCGCGGCAGTTGAGCAGCAGGTGGCGGCGTGATGGGCAACTGCCGCGATTGTAAATGGTGGGAGGCGCCCGACCCTGATCCGTATGCGTGGCATGAGCCGGTAGGCCACGAGTGGGGCGAGTGTCAGTTGGGGCGTTCAAACGACGGCAGAGCGACCCATGCCGAGACGCGGGCGATTGCAGTAGACAGCGAGGTTTATTACGCCAGGCTCGCGACGCATCCCGATTTCGGCTGCGTCCAATTCGAGGCGTGATGTGGCGTCCGCGCCTGCCGCGGCCTAGCGCGCCGTCGCCGGACGACTGCCACTTCTACGGCGGGCTGGCGCTGGTCGGCTGGGGCTGCTGGCAGGTGAGCGAGCCGCTGGCCGCGGTGGTGGTCGGCGCGGCGCTGGTCCTGGTCAAGATTCCGCTGGCGAGGTGGTGGCGGTGAGCAGGCTTGACGAGATCGAAGTGCGGGCGAGGGCGGCCGTCGAACACTTCTGGAATGAGTGCGACGCCGAGAGCAAGCCCGACTGCTACTACGACCTCCTGGAGATGGCCGAGGATGATGTTCCCTGTCTGGTGGCCGAAGTGAAGCGACTTGAGCGTGAGAACGCGCAACTCCGGGCAGGCACATCGACGGCGATACTGCGGCTGGCCGAGTTGAGCGCGTCAGCCGTCAGGACTATGTGCAAGGTGGCGAGAAGTTGAGCATCATTGGCGGAATCCTGGAGCGGCGCGGCAGCCTCGAAGACGCAACCGTGCCGCTGAGCGGCGCGGCGATCCTGGAGGCCTGGAGCGGGCAGCCCACGGCCACGGGCAAGCGGATCTCGGCGGAGGGCGCGCTCCGGATCGGGACGGTCTATGCCTGTGTGCGGGTGCTGGCCGAGTCGATCGCCTCGCTGCCGTGGAAGGTCTACGCCCGCGGCGACGGCGGCAAGCGCGAGGCGCCCGACCACCCGCTGTACGGGCTGCTGCACGACGCGCCGAATCCCTGGATGACGTCGTTCTCCCTGCGCGAGACGCTGCTCGGCCACGTCCTGCTCTGGGGCAACGCCTTCGCGGAGATCATGCGCGACGGCTCGGGCCGCGTGACCGGTATCCTCCCGCTGCGGCCGGACCACATGAAGCGGCCGGTTATCTCGGCCAGCGGCGGGCTGCTCTACACCTACCGCCTGCCGGACGGTGACGAGGTGATGCTGCCACAGACGAGCGTGCTGCACCTGCGCGGGCTGAGCTGTGACGGCATCTGGGGCTACTCGCCGATCACCTTGCAGCGCGAGGCGCTCGGGCTGGCCTCGACTGCCGAAGAATTCCAGGGGCGATTCTTCGCCAACTCAGCCCAGCCGAGCGGCATCCTGACGACCGAGGGCACGATCACGCCCGAGGGCGCCACCCGCCTGAAAAGCGAGTGGCAGGCGAAGAACGCCGGGCTCGCCAACGCCCACCGGGTCGCCGTGCTCGAGCAGGGCTTGAAGTGGCAGCAGATCGGTATGCCGCTCCAGGATGCCCAG